AAGGAGAATAAATGGATAGTTTATATACTACAACTTACATTGGTAACAAACCAGGTGCAGAAGATATTTATACTCATGCAGAGACTATTGATAAAACGATAACTATTGAATCTGCAGTCCTTGCAGGGCCAGTAACATTTTCAGAAACAGTAACGGTAACAGGAACCTTGGTAATTGTATAATGAGTGAACTTAAAGTAAATAAAATATCACCACGATCAGGAACCGATGTCACTTTAGGAGATAGTGGAGATACGATTACCGTACCTAGTGGAGCTACTATTACAAATAGTGGAACTGCTACAGGTTTTGGTAAGGTTTTGCAAGTTGTTACTGCTACAGATAGCACAAGAAGAACAACAACATCAACTTCTTGGGTTACTTCGTCTAATACATTGTCAGTAACTATTACTCCAAGTTCAGCATCAAATAAAATATTTATTGAATTAAATACATCTCTTTTTGGTGTAGGTTTAAGAACCTATACTACTATTTTTAGAGATTCTACAAATTTGGGAGATGCAACTTATGGAATGTCACAATCAACTACTGGTAGTTGGGTAGGATTAGGTATGAGTTATTTAGATTCTCCATCTAGTACATCAGCAATTACTTATCAATTTTATTGGCAAAATGGTGGTGGTGCTAGTACTGCTTATATGAATGGAGATAATGGAACAGCATCAATAACAGCATTTGAGATAGCAGGATAAAATTATGAATGACACAGTAATAAAAGCAATATTAAAAATAAATCCAAACGCAGAAGTATCTGTAAGTGGTAATGATATTAATACTATTGAATGGCACAATGGAACAACACCAATACCAGTAGCTGACATAGAAGCTAAAATGGTAGAGTTACAAGCTGAATACGAAGCTAATCAATATCAAAGAGATAGAGCAGAAGAATATCCATCTATTCAAGACCAACTAGATATGCAATACTGGGATAAAGTTAATGGTACTAATACTTGGCAAGATGCTATTAATGCAGTAAAAAATAAATATCCAAAGGAGAATAGTTAATGGCATCTATATTAAAAGTAGACACGATCCAGGATCAAAGCGGCAATAACATTATTAATGAAAATGCTGATACAATTACCATTGGAGCATCAGGAGACACGATTACGGTACCTACAGGTGCATCGTTAACGGTTCCTAATGGTGGACTATCGGGTCAAAACTATCCAGCTTTTGAAGCAGAAGTTGGTTCAACATTAACTTTAACTTCAGGTGTAGATACTTTAGCTCCATTTGATACAGAAATATTTGATACGGATAGTATGTATGACAATTCTGCAGGTAATTACAAATTTACACCAACAGTAGCTGGAAAATATTTTGTTTATGCAAGAACTTTTATGAACACAATTGGAACATTTACAGGAAAAAGATTTAGAGTTTTTATTTATAAAAATGGTTCTTTATATGCAAATTCTTCACAACAATGGGATGCAAATATTTGTTCTGAATTTACACCAACAGTATCTTCGGTAATTGATATGAATGGTTCAACTGATTATCTACAAGTTTATGTATATATGACAGTATCAAGTGGGACACCTAGACTTTTTCAAGACACAGGAAGAAATGCTTTCGGAGCATACAGGATAGGAGATTAATTATGGCAAGTTTAAGTAATAAAATAAGGCAGTATGTCAATGCAGAAGTAGATTTTTCTAAAGATGTAATTTTACAAGACGATAGTAATGGCAAAGGTCCTTACATCAAAGAATGGAATTTAAATATTGCCAAGCCTACTGATGCACAGTTAGATGCACTAGAAGCACAAGCAACTACATATGAGAACAACCAAAAAATTATCGCAACCCGAAAACAGCTCTACGGACCATGGGACAAGCAGCTTGAAGAAATATATGACCATGGTATAGATAGCTGGAAAGCAAGGATCGCACAAATTAAAGCAGACAATCCAAAGGAGAATAGCTAATGAGTAAACTTGAAGTCGATGCAATAGAACCTCAATCAGGAACCACGTTAACGATTGGTGCGAGTGGGGATAGTGTTACTTTAGGAAGTGGTGCAAGTTTAACTTCTCCAGGTTTAACATTATCCGATAACATTTTATTTAATACAGCATCAAAAGGAATTTATTTAGGTGTAACAACGGCTACAGCTTCTAACTTATTAGACGATTACGAAGAAGGAACTTTTACACCTACATATACAACTAGTGGAACTGATTTTACTAGTGTTACTTATAGTTACCAAATTGGAAAATATACTAAAATAGGTGATATTTGTTATGTAGAAGGAAGATTAAGAACAGATGCAATTACTAAAGGTTCAGCTAGTGGAAATGTTTTAATAGGTGGATTACCTTTTAATTGTGAAGCCACTGAATCTACTTTTAATGTTAATTACGCTAAGGATTTTTTAGGAGATAACCCATTATCAGGTTTAAGTAGAGCAAGTAATAGTCAATTTTTTTTATATTATAGAACAACAGCAAATGGAGGCGCTTCACCACTACAAGTTTCTGATATGGGAACAGGTGGTTCAGATAACGCAGCTTACTTTAGTGGTGTATATAAAGTAGATTAATAACAAAGGAGACAACACATGGCAATAACTAAAGAAACAGTAATCGGAAAAGTAGAAGTGGTTGGAACACATAAAGCTGTGCAAGTTGCTATGGATACTTTGATTAAAGAAAATGGTAATTTAATTTCACAAACAAGACACAGACACGTTTTAATGCCAGATTCAGATATAACTAATGAACCACAAGAAGTACAAAACATTTGTAATGCAGCTTGGACACAAGAAGTGAAAGATGCTTGGATTGCATTTAAAGCTGCACAAGAAGCTGAACTACCATAGTAACAAGCACCCAAAACCCTCTAGATATTTAACTTTATCTTAGAGTCAAAACGGTTTATAAAAGCATATTATGCTACAAAAACTTAATTTCAAACCGGGTTTCAATAAACAAGTCACCGAATCAGGTGGCGAGTCTCAATGGGTTGATGGAGATTTTGTCAGATTTAGATATGGTTTACCTGAGAAAATAGGTGGCTGGTCACAACTTACAAATGCGAATAGAACTTTACCTGGAGCAGCAAGAGCACAACACTCTTTTACTTCATTAGCAGGAGAAAAGTATGCAGCGATCGGTACCTCACAAGGTCTATTCATTTATTACAATCAGCAATTTTATGACATTACTCCATTAGATACCGCAATCACAGGAGCAACCTTTGATGCAACAACCGGTTCAGCAACGGTTACTGTCAATAAAACATCACATGGACTAGAAGATGGACGATATGTAACTTTTTCAAGTGTGACCGTTCCAACTGGATCAGGATATGCTACATCTGATTTTGAAGACAACACATTTGAAATTGATAATGTTACTACGAATACCTTTGATATTACGATGCCTAGTAATTCTGCATCAACAACATCAGGTACTGGTTCAGCACAAATTGATCCTTATGTCATTGTCGGTCCAACGTTTCAAACGGCTAACTTTGGCTGGGGTACTTCTTATTGGGGAGATTCGACTTGGGGAACAGAGCGATCAACAACTAGTGTAATCCTTGATCCCGGTCTCTGGTCACTCGATAACTTTGGTCAAATATTAATTGCAACCATTCATAATGGTAAAACATTCACTTGGGACGCCGGAGCCGTTGGTGCAAGATCAACTAGAGCAACGGTTATGACCGGTGCTCCAACAACTTCAAGATTAACACAAGTCTCTGATAGAGATAGACATGTCTTTCACTTTGGTACAGAAACAACCATTGGCACTCCTTCAACACAAGACCCTATGTTTATCCGATTTTCAAACCAAGAAGATTTTAATACCTATACTCCAACTGCAACCAATACTGCAGGAACCTTTAGATTGGATAAAGGTAATGTGATTGTTGGAGCGGTATCAGGAAAAGATTACACATTAGTACTAACCGATTCATCAGCATATGTAATTCAGTTTGTGGGTCCACCATTTACTTTCTCTGTAAGACAAGTAGGTACCAATTGTGGTTTGATTGGTCAAAATGCTTTATCGTATTCCAATGGTGTTGTCTTTTGGATGTCCGGTGAAGGTGGATTTTTTATGTACGATGGTACTGTTAAAATGCTCCCTTGTCTGGTTGAAGATTTTGTATTTACCACATCTGGAGATAATTTAGGAATTAACTATGCTTCCAATCAACTTGTGTATTGTGAACACAATACTTTATATAATGAAATTAACTGGTTCTATCCAAAAGCAGGATCAACTCAAATAGATAGATCAGTAACTTATAATTATGCTGAAGATTGTTGGACCACATCATCACTTGCTAGAAGTTCTTATGCGGATCAAGGAGTATTTGATCTACCGTATGCAACCGATTATAATAGCACTGCAACTCCTAATTTTCCAACCATACTAGGGATTACTAGTAAATATGGAGCTTCAACTTATTATGCTCATGAAACCGGAACCGATCAAGTTAGAAATGGTACCACTACATCTATTAATGCTTACATTCAATCTGGAGATTTTGATATATCCGCTAGACAAAGCGCCCTGGGTCAGGTAACAGGACTTGCTGATTTTAGAGGCGATGGAGAGTTTATTATGTCGATGAAACGATTTATACCAGACTTTAAAGTACTAACTGGCAATTCAAAAGTGACTTTGTTATTGAATAATTATCCAAGTGATACCGCATCAAGTTCACCTTTAGGTCCCTTTACAATTACAAGTTCTACTGATAAAGTGGACACACGTGCAAGAGGCAGGCTCCTTGCAATCAAAATTGCTAATGACGCTGTAGGTGAAACTTGGCGTTATGGAACATTAAGAGTAGATGTAAAACCGGACGGTAGACGATAATGATATACGATAGACGATTTGGATTACCACAAAGTATGATTAATTATTTAAATCAACCTTTACCAGATATATCAGGAATACTTTCTTTACCCGTAGCACAATCTGAACCAATTAGTAATCAAGAAGTAGAATCTTTAACAACTACTGGATTAACTCCAGAACAATTAGCATTATTATATCCACAACCTCAAATGGGTGGAGGTGAAGGAGGATATCAAGATGAAGATACTACCATTGGAGATGGAAGTACTTTAGGTATAGATTCTTTTGGTGATGTAATGGATTTTGGAAAAAAGAATATAGGTACTATTGCAGCAACTTCTCTTTTTGGATTACCTGCAGTATTAGGATTTAAAGCTATTCAAAATTTAATGGATCCTCATACAAATATTTTTGGTCAGTTAAATGCTGCAGGTAAGGCTGCTCAGAAAAAAACTATGGATGAAGCTAGAGCATTATCAAAAAAAGCAACGGAGGCTGCAGCAGCACAAGGAGTAACAGGATTTAAAGGTTATGGAACTTCTCAACAAAGAGGAGCTGCTCTTCATGGTGATGGTGGTGATGGACCAAGTGGACCAAGTGGTCCGGGTGCAAATTCATCTGGTGTAGGAGGAGGAGCTGACGCAGCGACTTGGTAAAATATAATGGCTAAAATAACTTCATACATACCAGAACCAAAACAAGAATACGATGTTGAAAATCAAAGACAGATTTTACAATCACTTTCTACATTAAAAGATGAACTTAATTTTTCATATCAAGATGATTTAAGAAAAGAACTGGAAAGATTTACATGGTACAACATGAGGTTTGGTTGTTAACATGTCTTCTTGTAATAATGTAAATGTTGAATCAACAGTAATTGGTGGTGGAGATGGATCAAATGCCTATGATGCATTTGGAAGATTAAGAGTATCTAATCCATTTACTATTTTTGATAGTTCAAATGTAATGTCAAAGAACAATCTCTTTGATGAAGCCTTAACAGCGTCAGGAACAGTTTCATATACCGCAAATAAATCTACAGTCAATTTAAATGTAACCACAGCTAGTGGTGATAAAGTTATTCGACAATCAAAAAGAGTCATGAGTTATCAACCAGGTAAGTCATTATTTATATTTAATACATTTGTAATGAATGCACAAGAATCTGGATTAGAACAACGTGTTGGAACTTTTGATGCAAA